GTGAACCCGTCGGATCCGGTGGCGGTGTGCGTCGACCGTCACGCCTACGACATCTGCGTGGGGATCCCCCTGGGCGACTGGAACCGGGGCTTGTCGGCAAAGGGCCGGTACGCGCTCGTCGCTCAGTGCTATTGGGAGGCTGCCCAGCGTCTGGGGGAGACCCCCTCGGTCGTGCAGGCGGTCACCTGGGTGGCGTGGAGGAACACGCTGGCCGGTGTGGGGGAGCGTCAGGCGCGGGTGTGAGTTTGAGGGGAGCGCCTACCGGGTAGGTAATACCTGTAGGAGTTCCCTCCAGATTCCCAACCACAACCACAAGGAGTCACCGTGGACTACTTCGCACAGATCGTCGAAAACCCCGAAGGCGGAACGGCCAGCCTTCGGGGAGCGGAACTCCCCACCTCCGGCTACTTCGTCGGCGGCATCGTCTTCCCGCTGGTCCTCCCCGGAGAGCTTGGCTTCGCCCCGGCCGCGGAATGGTACGTCGAGGTGTTCGCCACCTACCTGACCGAGCACATCAACGCCGACTTCCTGGGCTGGTGGACGGACTCCGAGACCGGCAAGGTGTGGGTCGACGGCACCACCTGGCACGCCACCGGACTAGAAGCCGGTCGGGTGGGTCGCGAGCGCGGCGAGATCGCGATCTTCGACGTCGCGGCGCAGGCGGAGATCCGGCTGTGACCCTCGCCGACTACTACCGCCTCGTCCGCACCCTCACGCAGGAACAGGTCGACGAGATCGAGCTGGAACGGTCGTCGATGCGCGGCCGGTACGTGTCACACGGTGGGGAAGTCCACCACACCCAAGGTGAAAGCAGGCACTAGCATGTCGCACCCCAGTAACCACGTCGAGGTAAAGGGCGCCCCCGGGTTCACCGACTTCTCGGCGGCCATCATCCCGGGCCTTCACGGGATCTCGTCGGCCGCCGACATGGAGCCCCGGACGGTGGTCGTCGACGCCGACGGCGGCATCTTCGTGGTGCCGTCCCGGTGCGTCTCGTTCGTCCACAAGGCCGACTCCCCGCAGGCTGCGGCATATCGTGCGGAGTGGGCCACGAAGGCGGACCGGAACCCGCGGGACGTGTATATTCCGGAAGCGCTCCGATAATGCACTGCATTTGGTGCCGGGAGGAATTCCACCCGGTCGAGCGCAACAACGGTTTCTGCTCGTGGGAATGTGAGGAGAGGCAGTCAGCGGCGGAGGACGCCTATTACGAGGAGAGGCATTCCGCGGCACCGGTCAACTGAGGAATTGCGTTCGGGCCCTCACCCTTCACGGGGTGGGGGCCCTCTTCGCGTTCACGGGCAGGTGACGTGCTCCGCGTGGACCCACGTGGTGCCGTGCTGGAAGCCCCAGTAGGTGCCGGGGGTGCAGGGCTGTCGGCAGGTGTCGCAGAGGGGCTCCACGGTGCCCCCAGGGGCCCTAGAAGGGGGGCTCACCGCATCGGGGACACCAGAGTGAACCGTCGAGGGCCCCAAGGAAGCTACTGAAGGGGCCACAGGGCGGTCCGCAGGTGCTTTTGGGGGGACGGGCCCACCCACCTTCTGAGAGGCCGGGAGACGGCCGTTCAGGGCTTTGCAGGTATGGGTTCCCACGACGGTCGGGCCCAGGGTGTTCCCCCGAAGCTTCAGCGCTCCGAGGACGGCCGATCCCGCGGGGGTGAGTCCGGTGGGGGTCGCCCTCCAGAGTTCACGTCCAGCGATGAGCGCCGCGATGGCTTCCTGGGCGTCGAGGGGTTCGACCTCGCACCGTACGTCCAGGTTCGCCACCTTGCCGGTGTACAAGGTTCGCCCACACCCTCGACAGGGTTCGATCTGGATCATGGTTCCCCTTCCACTTTTCATGAGGACTCGAACCTGAACCCTTCTCGGCCCCCCTAAAGGGGTGCCGGAAGTTTGGGTTCATGGGTTCACACTTGGGTTCACGCTTGGGTTCACTTGGGTTCATGCAGGTCAGCGAGGGTTCACTTTTGGGTTCACTTGGGTTCACCCTTGGGTTCACCCTTGGGTTCAGGGCCCTCTGTGAACCCAACATCCGGGAGTCGCATCTGGGGCTCCTCGGCCTGCCTGTTCACCCACACATTTGCCGAGTGCAAGCCGTCCGGTGTCACCCGATAGGACACGCTCTGCCCGCTGTACTGCCGCTCCACGAGGCCCTTGCCGATGAGCTTCACGGCCATCTTCCGGGGCGTCGTCCGGTCCATCCTGCCGGGGTCCTTCGGCTCCATCCCCTGGTTGTACCAGTTCTTGATTCCGTCGGCCGACAGCCATCCGCCGTCCTCCGCGAGGATCAGTAGCACCTGGGACTCCGCGGGCGTCGGCAGGGTCACGGCCTTGACGTCGTGGGCCTTGCCGGTGTCGGCCTGAATCGTGAAGTTCGCCGGGTCGACGCCGTGGAGTGTCACGACGGGGCTGTCCGGCGACATGGTGCCGTTGATCTTGAAGTCGCCGCGCCAGTACTGCTTGCCGTCCCCTTGTGGGAGCGCGTCGGCCCGGACGGAACCGATCTTGTCCTTGGCTATCTTCAGTCGGAGGTGTCCCCGTCCGCCCTTCGTGAAAGGCGCGATGGGTTCCGCGGTATAAGAGACGCCGTCGATAGCGGATTTCTTGTGCTGGCTTCCGATTTGCCGGTCGACTTTGTCGTGCGAGGTGTGGTCGACGAGAACAACGGCCATACCGGTTGCGGCGAGCTTCTTGGGGAAGTCGTTGTACCAGGTGGCCACTTCGTTCTCGTTGCGGCCGTCGAGCTGGGCGATCGACATTCCCTCGGTGATGGCGTCGATGATTCCGAGAGTGACGCCGTCGATGGCGGAAATGTAGGCGAGGGCCTTTTCGTTGAATGCGACGTCGGGCCGGAAGTAGTGGAATCGCTTGCGGATGTCTTCCCGGTCGAGGGCGAACACCCAGCGGAGCCGGTTAATGATAGAGCGTCCGTCGTCCTCGAAGTCGATCATGACGACGTGGTTTCCGGCCTGGATTTCCTGGGCTGCGACGGCCAGCAGCACCATGGTCTTGCCTGACTCGGACGGCCCGTGGATCTCGTTGACCTTGCCCGCGTAGAAGACGCCGCCGCCGTTGGACATGTCACCGTCGAGGAAGGCGCCCACGTCCGGCTGCTGCTGCTCGGTGTCGAACAGCTCGTCGATGTCGAGTTCGAGCCAGGAATCACCGTGCCCGTTGCGCTCGGACTCCAGCCGGTCGGCGAGGCGCCCCGCTTCCCGGTAGTTGAGGATGTTCTCGGCGGCCTTGAGCAGCTCAGCTTCGTGGGCGGCCTTCGCCTGCTCAGCAAGGACGTCGGCCGGAAGGAACTCTTCCCAGCCTGGCACGTCGAGGTCGAGGGCCCATTTGGCGGGGATCACCTCGCCGCCGTCGTCGAGGAGGGGGTTGAAGAGCTTCACGTCATCCCCTCGGGTCGGCGGTGACCCGCAGGAAGTTCTTGAGGCTCGCGGCGCGCTCCAGGTAGCCACGGGAGGTGCAGACCATGGCGTAGGTGTAGCCGTCGGCGCCGGGCTCGAGCGATACGACGGGCAGGTGGGCGGTTGCGGGCGAGGGCGAGCCGGGGCCGTAGTGCGCCCAGTAGCCGGTCGGGGAGTAGTCGGCCATGTCAGTGCCTCACCTTCTGGGCTTCGACCCAGGCTCGCACGTCGGCCCAGCTGTAGCGCCGGATGCCCTCGATCTTGGCGTACGACGGGCCCTTGCCGGTTACCGCCCACCGGTCCATGGTCTGCGGGTGGATGTTGAGGTACTCGGCGACTTCTTTGCTGGTGGCGAGGACTTCCACAGCGCCCCCTTTCATCACCTAGTAGAGACTAGTACGGACCCTCAGTGTACACCAAGGGTCCGTGATTGCACTTGCCATGTACGCGACGAAAGACTCGAGGTCTTTCGTCAGATTTGGATCAGCCCCGTTCGTGCGGCCGGAGCGGGGGCGCCGCGCCGCCCTTGACCCACACTTTCTGCGACATCCTGCACCACACGGCACCCGGCGCCTTACCGTGCATCGCCCACCGGCCGGAGGCGTCGATGGTGATCGTCTGCCCGCAGGCGGGGCAGGTACCGGTGCGGGCCCGGGTGGAGAACGCCGCGAGCCGCGATGTGACCGGCGTCAGCTTGGCCGGGGGTTTCCCGGATCCGTCGCAGACATCGGGGACGCTCCCGTAGCGATCGGCGATGCCCCGGGAGTGCCTGTACAAGGTTCCGTCGGCGCCGAGTCCCTCAACGAAGTGACACCAGCGGCAGTAGCCTTCGCCGAACTCGGAGAGGATCGTCGGCGGCCGGGGGTCAGACGCCATCCGCGGTCCCTTCTTCGAACTGGAAGACGAACGAAGAAGGCCCGGTGAGAGTTTCCCCATCCACTTGAACGGCGGGCGGTTCACTGGTCGCGGCCCTTTCGGTGATGTGCTGATCCAGCGCGCGCGTCATCTGCTCGTACAGGCTGGCGAGGGTGGAGGCGGCTGACTGGTTGAGCGTGCCGGACGAGCTGTAGCGGGCGAGGGGTAGCGGGCGAGGGGTCGGCGGCTCTTCCCCTTCCGGGGAGCGTCCGTCCCACCTGCGGGTCTTCGCGTTCCAGGTCAGTTCGTGGTGTTCGGCGCATCGGGAGGTCCGGGCCCAGTCGTCGCAGTCCGGGCAGGGCGTGACCGACTGGCGCATGGCGGAGCCGATGCCGTCCCCGAAGATCTGGAACATCGGCCGGGAGCATTCGCGCCTCCCCTGGGCGGGGGTCCCCCACCGGCCCTTGTGGGTGGTGAAGAGCAGGCCGGGCATGCCGGGGACGGGTTCGGCCCCGAACCCGTCGGGTTCGGTGGCCCTGTCGATCGACAGGTGGTGTTCGATGTCGGCGACGAGGGCGGCGTCGTACTTCGGGAAGGGGGTTTTCATCGTTCGTCCTCTCGGGTGAGGAATTCCGCGACGTTGAGGAGCTCGTCGATGTCGTAGTTCTCGAAGCCGAGGCGTTCGAGGAGGGCGTGGGCTGCGGTGATGGCGTCGGCCCGCCGGGCCATCCCTTCCTGGTCGGATTCCAGGGGGGACAGCAACCGGCGGGCGGTCTTCTTATCCTTCGACAACGGTCCAGCGCTCCGCTTCCGGGTCTCGGTCGACCCATCCGGACAGTCCCAGGACCCGGTCTATGTCGATGACCGGGTCCTCTCCGGCGGCGTCAAGCGCGTTGAGGGCTTTCGCCAGGGTCACGTACAGTCCCGCTGTCTTCTGGTTCACCGAGGACCTTCTCTCGCCATTCCGCCGCGCACTCGCCGCAGATGAGGGGGGACGCGCACCAGCCGCGCCGTACCGCCTCATTGTAGGCGGACGAGAAGTCGAGGAAGTGGGCGGCGCCCCCGGTGTCGGCGGTGACCGGGAGGTAGGGGTTGTCGTCGGTCGGCAGGTAGCGTTCGCAGGGGTCGCACTGCACGATGAACCGGGTGAGGATGGTCATCGGAGGTCACACCTCGTATTCGGCGAGCCCGGCGAGCACCTGGGCGACGGTGTCGGCGGCGATCTTCTCGGTGTAGTTGCCGATGTGCCAGCCGAAGTTGCCCTCGATCCGGGTGACTTCCCAGGCGCGGATCATGCCGTGATCCTGAAGGCCGACGACGACCGGCTTCTCGACCTCTTTGACGACGTACCGGATGTCATTCACTGTCGGTCTCCTTCGGGGCGAACCCCATGAGGTCGAAGGCGTATACGAGGTAGCGTTCGGCGTGCTTCTGGGCGTCGGCGAGGTTGCCGAACTTGCGCTCGATACCGCGGAAGGGGAGGCGGTGGGCGAGGATCCAGGGGGTGGCGTTCCAGGCGTCTGCGACGTTCTTGCTGTGCGAGATGGCGAAGACTTCGATCTTCGCTTTGTAGCCGTTGGCCTCGCCCAGGATGTAGCCGGTCTGCCTGGCGTGGTCACCTTCCCAGGTGATGCGCTGCATGATGCCTTCCGTGTGCCTCGGGGGATGGGATGGGTATGCGTCGGGTTATGCCCGGTAGCCGCGCTTCTCCAGGTACTCGGCGAGGGCCTCGCGGACCACGGTGGCCCCGGACTCTTCACGCTTGGCGCCGATGCTCTCGACCAGGGCCTTTACGGTGGCCGGGAGCTTCACCACCATCTGGGCGTCGTGTACGCGGATGCGCTTGCCTCCGCTGCGGAGGGCTGCGAGCTCGTTCGCCATCGGTAACTCCTTTGTAGTCTGTCGGGTCTCACCCATGGTATACCCGAGGCACTACCTCGCAAACCTCTAGACTTGCGCCATGGACAAATCGGACGCCGTGTGGGCCGGTCTGATCGCTGCGGGGACGGCGTACGAGACCTACACCCTGCACGCGAAGCAGCAGAACGCTACCCTGTCAGAGACGACCAGACGCACCTTCCATACGCGCACGCGCGTGGGCCGGTACGTCTTCACCGCCGCCTGGGTCGGGTTCTCGGCCTGGTGGATCCGCCACATCCTGGAGTAGATCATGAAGGCATACGTCAAGCGTCTCGCCGAACTCGCTGGCGCCGGTTTCGTCGCCGGTGCCGCCCAGTACGTCTCGACCTCCGGCTTCCACCTCGACGGCGCCAGCCTCCGCGGTCTCGGCGTCGCCGCCGTCCTCACCGGCTACGGCCTCGTCGTCAAGAAGCTGGGCGACGACCAGCGCCCGGCCGCCGTCAAGTAAACCCCCAGGTCAGGCCCCCTCTTCGACTCCGGGAGGGGGCCGTTACCGTTCCGTGACCACGAAGATGTTTCCTGGGGGATACCCGGAGGCATACTGTGGTTGTAAGCGAAACACCCCCGGCAGGCCGGAAGGTGAAGGCACACCACCCTCCCAGTCCGCCGGGGCCCACCTCCTGTAGCTCAACTGAGCAGAGCGCCGACCTAATCGGCAGATGCGGGTTCGAATCCCGCCGGGAGGACCGGAAAGGAGAAGCCCATGGCCTGTCCCGGCCACTGCTGGATCCGGCAGTACATCGCCGGAGCGTGGTACCTCGTCTGTCTGAACTGCCAGGAACAACGAGCCGAGTAGGAGCCCTACCCCATGGCCGACAACAGCAAGGTCTTCCTCGACCTGCGCCAGAAGGTCCTCGACCAGATCGTTGCCCACCCCGAGACCCACGACCAAGCTGACTGGGAGACCTCCAGCCCGTCGTGTGGCACCAGGCGGTGCGTCGCCGGATGGGCCATCCACTTCGCGGCCCCCCGCCTCCCCAGCGCGGACGTGGCGAGGGCGGTCATCGCCCGGGACCTGGGGGTCGACCCCCGGTACTTCATCGTCGGCAAGGAGCTGCTCGGCCTCACCGACGCCGAGGCCTACGAACTGTTCTATGGCACCACCGACGACGAGGCCGTCGACCTCCTCGGCCAGTACGCCCAGGGTTACGCCACTCGCGAGGTCGAGCACACCGAGGGCTACGACCCCAACTACATCGACGAGGGTGAATGAGCGGCACGATCCAACAGGAACGCCGGTGGGAATACCTCCGCAAGACGGGGAGGCCTTCCCGCATGGCGGCCGACAGCGCCGAAACCGTGCGAGCCCGGTCGAAGATCCGCAGCTTCCAGGCCCGCGGCATGTCGTTCGAGGTGATGGCCGCCCAGATCGACGTCACCCGCGACGCCCTGTCCCGGCAGATCCGCCTCGACGATGCCGGAATGAACCGCACCACCTACGAGCAGGTTCGCAGGCTTCGGTTCGTCGACGACGGCAACCTGTCGGCGAGGGTGCCGCTCCTCGGTACGCAGCGCCGGGCACAGGCCCTGAGGGCGGACGGCTTCACATACACCTGGCTGTCCGTAGAGCTCGACCACCTGAAGAACTCCCCGTGGTTGCAGCGGATCCTCACCGGCCAGAAGGAGCCCGGCAAGCCGGTGCACTTCCTGATCGCCAAGACGGCTCGCGACATCGAAGCGCTGTACGACAAGCTGCTCGGCGTCGATCCGTACGATGTGGGGATCAGCAAGTACGGCAAGACGTACTCGATCAGGCGGTCGGCCCAGCTCGGCTACGCCCCGTCAAAGTGCTGGGACGGCGACACCATCGACGATCCCGAGGCCATCCCCGAGTGGACCGGGATGTGCGGCACCCCCGACGGCGCGTTGATCCACGAGCGTGAGGACATTCCGCTGTGTGAGCCGTGCCGCGTGGTCGCACCGACCGACCGGAAGTTCGACGGCCGGAAGCTGAAGGTTCTCCGCATGAGGCACGGTTTCTCCCAGCGCGGCCTGGAGGCCCACCTCGGCCTGACGAAGGGTCACTGCCACCACTGGGAGAGCGGCCGGTACGCCCCCCGCAAGCAGGTCCTGGCCCGGCTGCTGTCGGCCCTGGACGCTACCTTTGAGGATGTGATGGAAGATGAGCGATAAGTCGAAGGTGACGGTCACCCCGTACCCGCCGAACTGGAGCCAGGAGTCCGATCTCGACTGGACGTCCGACTACCCGTGCGGCGTCTGCCGGAAGCTGTTCCGCTCCCGCCGCGAGCTCGCCACCCACGTACACCCGAAGAAGGGCGACCGATGACCCCCGTCCGCAATCCGGAGTGCAAGGACTGTAGGGCCGAACGGGAGCGTCGCGGTCTGCCCTACCCGAAGTTCCCCCGGCCCGTCGTGCAGGGCGCTCCAGGGCCCCGTTGCGCCACGCACAACCGGCAGGCCAGCCGGTTGAAGAAGTCCGGTGCGCACGAGCGGCGCGTCCAGAAGGTGTACGGTTTGAAGCCGGGTGAGTACGGCAGGATCTATCTCGCTCAGGGCGGGGTGTGCGCGATCTGCCAGCGGGCCAACGGTGCGACCCGGAACCTTTCGGTCGACCACGATCACCGGACCGGCCTCACGAGGGGGCTTTGCTGCCGCCCGTGCAACGATCTTCTCGGGCATCTCCGGGACGACGTGGAAGCGGCCCGCCGGATCGTCACCTACTTGCTGAACCCGCCCGCGAGGCGGCTTGGCATCGTAGCGATACACGAGGAGAATCGCGAGGATGGCTGACAAGTACTTGTGCAGGGTGTGTTCGAAGGAGGTTGCGGCCACCAAGAGCCTCCGCTATCGGACGCACTACGACAGCAGCAACGAGCGCTGCGAGAACGCGTCGGCAGAGATCCCGGCTGACCTGATCGAAGGTGGCCCGATCCCCGACGGCTCCGACCCGGGCGTTCCCCGGGAGGGTATGGACTTCGCACAATGCCCGCAGTGCTCCCGCAAGGTGAAGCTGACCCGGCTCGGATATTTCGAGCCCCACGACGAAACCCTCCTTGGAGGTGACCGGTGTCCGGTGAGCGGCGTAAGGCAGAAGCACGCGCGGAGGCAGGAAGACGTGCTGCTGCCCGGCGACGAAAAGGCCAGTCCGATCCCGAAGGTTACCGCCCAGCAGGAGATCACCTCGCCTGCTCCCACCTCGGGGTCTGCGTCTGCGGCCTCTTCCCCGAAGGAACTCCCGCCAGCGAGTGGGGCGACCGAAATCGACTGGAGCAAGACGAGCTCCCCGGCGTTGCCGACTACGCCGACTCCCTTGCCGAATCTGCCGCCCGAGCCCGTACCTTTTTCGCTGGGTGCGAGTCTGTCCAGTCGGTTCCTCCAGCCGTTCAGCCCGTTCCTCCAGCCGGAGACGTGGATCCCGCCGACGCTGGTGTTCCTCCAGCCGCAGGAGTATACGGGGCCGGTGAAGGGGGAGCCGATGGGCGACCTCGCGAAGGAGCTGGCGACGAAGATCAAGGAGACGTTCTACGCCTATTCGAACCGGAAGAGCTCGGACAACCGGTCCGCGCAGACGACTCTGGGGCCGAGTGAGATCGGCACCCCGTGCGACCGCCGTCTCGCGATGACCCTCATGGGGATCCCGCCGGTCAACGCCGGAGGGGACGGCTGGGCCGCCTTCGTCGGGACGTGCACTCACGAGGGCATGGCCAGCGTCTACACGTTCGCCGATGCCGGGACGGGCCGGTATGCCGTCGAGCTTCCGGTGTTCACCGGGATGCCGACCGTTCCCCGCGGTACGACCGACCTCCTCGACCGCCGTGACGGTACGGTCGTCGACTGGAAGGTGATGGGCGCCTGGTCGCTGAAGAAGTTCAAGGCGGAAGGCCCGTCGGCCACCTACCGCATCCAGGCGCACGTCTACGGCCTCGGTGCGGAGAGGGGCGGGGAGAAGGTGCGGAACGTCGCGATCGTCGGCCTGCCGCGCGCTGGGAGCTCCCTGGACGAGATGCACATCTGGACGGAGAAGTACGACCGGAAGCTCGCCCAGGCCGCCCTCGACCGGGTCGAGAAGGTCGCCTCGACGGTGTTCGACGCCCCCGACAAGATGGCCGCCGCCCGGCTTCAGCCGACCGCCGATGACTGCCGTTTCTGCGACCACTACCTCAAGAAGGACACCAACATGGTCCGAGGTTGTCCCGGCAAATAGGTTTCACCCCGGGGATGCCGGGTAAGTAACTCCTAGCAAGGCCGGGTGTCACACCGGCCGAGTAGGATCAGACCCTAGACGTAAACCGATCCGAGAGGTTCACACAGTGTCCCAGTTCAACCAGCCCGCAGTTGCCAACCCCGACGACAAGATCGTCTGGGCCGAGAGCAAGGGTGCCCTGCTCCTCTTCTTCCCCACCGAGCTGAAGACCGCCGTCCCGACCCAGCACGGCGAGTCTGACGCGGTCGCCGCGAAGGTCGTCCGGCTCAACGACGGCCGCGTCTGGGAGAACGGACTCGTCTTCCCGACGGCCCTCGTCACCCAGATCAAGACGGCCGTTCCGGACGGCATGGTCCTCGGCACCCTCGGCCAGGGCGAGAACACCAAGGGCAACGCCCCGTGGCTGCTCCTGGCGCACACCGCCGAGGACGTCGCGAAGGCCGAAGCCTGGCTCGCCGCCAACCCGCGGAACCAGTTCCAGCAGGCCGCCCCTCCTACGCCCGCCGTACAGGCACCCGCGTGGGGCCAGCAGCCGCCTGCCGCCGCGCCCGCCGCTCCGGCTACCGGTGGGTGGGGAGCCCCTGCTCCTGCCGCGCCTGCCGCTCCCGCCTGGGGTAGCCCGGCTCCTGTCGCCGCTCCGGCGGTTGACCCGCAGCTCGTTGCGGCTCTCGCTGCGAAGGGTGTGACCCTCCCGCCGGGCGCCACTCAGCAGACCGCTGAGGGCATCTGGGCGATGGTCTCGCAGGGCTGACAGACCGGGTCCCTCCTTCATTGAGGCGATGGAGGGGCCCACCCAATCTCTCGTAGCTCAATGGCAGAGCGCCGGTCTGTTAAACCGGATGTTCCTGGTTCGAGTCCAGGCGAGAGAGCTCGAATGGTCGGCACCCATAGACTGGGGCAGGGTCCTTACCGCAATCCATGTGGGAGCTGGACACTCGGGACCCTGCCCCAAACATCCCGGAGGAACCGTGAAGCTGATCATCGTGCTAGCCGATCTTCAAGTCCCCTACCAGGACCCGAAGTACATCCTGGTCATGCGGAACTTCGTGCAGGAGATGCGCCGGTCCAGAGCTTTCGACCAGGTGGAGGTCGGCCAGATCGGCGACCTGATGGACCAGCCGGAGGTCGGACGCTGGAACAAGGGTGACGCCGGTGAGTACTCCGGCACCTTCTGGTCGTCCGTCAAGGAAACCCGCGAGATCATCAAGTTCTTCAACTTCGACTGGATCAAGGTCGGCAACCACGACCGCCGCGTCGAGGACTACATCGACAAGTACGCCCCCGCGCTCGCCGGGGAAGACTCCGAATGGACGCTGGAAAGGCTCCTGGCGGTCGAGGGCAAGCCGAAGCTGCTGCGCCGACAGCCGTTCAAGCTGGCCCCCGGATGGATCGCCGCCCACGGAGACGAAGGCGGCCTCTCCCAGGTCGCCGGGCAGACCGCCTACGGCCTCGCGAAGAGGTGGGACGCCTCGGTCGTCTGCGGCCACACCCACCGCGCCGGATCGGTATCCACGACCATCGGCCTCGGCTCCGGGCGGCGCCGGATTACCGGCATGGAAGTCGGCAACGGCATGCTGGAAGCGTCCGCCACGTACATCAAGTCGGCGGCGCCCAACTGGCAGAAAGCGTTCGGGTTGTTCGTCGTCGACGGCCGCCGGACGTACGAGCAGCTCATCATGATGACCCCCGACTGCCGCTTCACCTACGACGGCCGCATCTACAAGCCCTAAGGAGCACCCCGTGGCGCAGTGGAATCAGACCATCGACCTGGGCGACCTCATCCAGCAGTGGAAGAACGAGCAGATCGACATCCCCGAGCTGGCAGAGCTGGTCGTCTCGCGCCTCAAGCGTTCCGGCTGGCGCGATTTCACCCCGTACCCCGACACGTTCGACGGGCTCCTCGCGGACCTGTCGAACGTCGAGGACCGGCACGGCTACGAGGCGGCGTTCGAGGAGATCTACGACCTCGCCGACTCCGACCGCGTATGGATCGAAACCCACTGAAGGAGAGCCCCGCATGTCCCATTCTTTCCTCATCACCCTGTTCGTCCTCTACGGCCTCGGCGCGTGGAGCACGGTCGTCTCGATCGGCAAGGCCCGTAAGCCGATCACTCACGGTCAGGCGGTCGCCGTCCTCGTGATCAACGCCGCGATCTGCGCCATCCTCGCCTCCACCTGGTAGGAGAAACACAACATGTCACAAGAGGGGCATCCGCCCACTCCCGAGCCGCCCTCCCCGAACGGTGGGCGGCTTCGGCCGCTCCTGACCTGGGGCGCGATCACCGGCCTCACCCTTGCGGCGGTCCTCACCGGCCAGCTTCGGGCACACGCTGTCACACCGTCCGAAGATGCGTGTCACACCATCAACAACAACACGCCCCGCGGGAACTGCGGCCCGTTCGCCCAGCTCTACGCCGAGGACTTCAACTCGCAGAACGTCCCCACCGGCCGGTTCTTCTCGTGCGCCGGAGACGGCAACTTCAAGTGCGAGGGCCTCAAAGCCTCGTACGGCCACTACTACAGCACGCTTGGCGCCTACCCTTCGGGGTGGCCGGACACCGCCGCATCGGGCGCCGACGGCAACGCAGGGCCCGTTCCTGGCTACTACCGGCCCGAGTCCACTATGTCGGTCTACAAGTCCGGCACCGACGGCCAGATGCGCGTCAGGATGACCTCCAACGGCAGCAGCAACAAGGTCGCCGCCCCGGTCCCCCTGAAGTGCATGAACCTGCGCTACGGGAAGTTCTCGGAGCGGCTCATCGTGCGCACCCGCACCCCCGGCTTCAAGATGGCCCACCTGCGGTACACGCCCAACGAGATCGACTACCCGGAAGCGGGCGGCTCGTTCCAGTCGGATCCGGTCTCCGAGTTCACTCACGGATTCAAGGAGTCCGGCGCCGACGCGGCCAGCAACTCGGCCTGGACGTCGTGGCACACGTACTCCACGGAGATCGTCCCCGGCAAGGTCCGGTTCTACTTCGACGGCCACCTGTTCAAGACCGTCAACGCCGACTTCCCCGACCGCGCCGACTGGATCCTCCAGAACGAATCGGCGCTCGGTGACGCCCTCGGGGCTTCCGCGGGCTCGTCGGTCACCATCGACACCACGTGGCTGGCCTGCTACAAGTGGGTGGGCTGATGCGCACCATGGCGGCCGAAGGCAAAGAGATGTACCGGGTGGTGATCGTCCGTAGGCGCCCGCGCCAAAACCCGGAGCTGGTCCGCGGTGAGGCCAACACCGGCAAGCCGTACTGGCTGTACGACGGCGAGGAGTTCGAGTCCGCCTACGGTCCGTACAACGCGATCGGGGCGGCCCGCGCGATTCTCAGCAGGGAAACCCTCGACGCCTACGGGGGGCTCCTCCTGGGCGTCGTCGGCGGACGCATCGAGAAGGCCGCCACTGCCTGGACGACGGTGACCTGAGGTGGCCGCCAAGAAGGGGCCGACGAAGGCCGAACTAGAAGCTCTGGCCCGCCAGGAGATGATCCTCCGGGTCCGGGCCTCCGTCGAAGCCGGGCGGGGCAAGTCGATGTTCGAGACCGACGACCCGGAAACCCTGAACCGGTTTCACGGGGCGATGTGCCGGTGCGGTGTCCGCCGGAAGCCGGGCGGCCTTTCCCGTTTCGTGGTGGACGACGGGCTGTGCACGGTCCATCCTGGTAGGGCGGCTCAGCCGTTCGTGCCGGGCGCGGGAGGGAAGTCATGAGTGGCGGTCAGGATTTCGGGATGAAAGAGCATCCGTGTCCGCCGTGTGCCGGTAAGGGGTGCGTCGTCATCCCTCACGCCATCACGCACGACGACGGCACCATCGAAACGTGGGAGACGGCGGACATCTGCCCGATCTGCGGCGGAGACGGAAAGGTCTGGGTATGAAATACCACGTGGAGATCCGCCACCTCACCGCGCTCCAGAAGCGGCTGGCCCCTCACACGACTGACCGGCCGTTCGCGGTGGTCGACGAGAACAACAACGTGCTCGACCGGTTCCGCACGAAGTCCGGCGCCGAGGCGTGCGCCGTCAGGAGGAGTAGGTAATGGCGCTGAAGAAGGGTTCCCAGACCGCGAAGGTCGGGGCGCCGAAGAAGGGCAAGCAGGCCACCCACAAGCGGACCCCGCAGCAGCGGGTCATGGTGATGGGGCCGACGGGCAAGAAGCGGTTCGAGTGGAGGGACTGGGCGTGATCGACCAGCCTGTAGCCCTCGCGGCCCTGGCCCGCCCGGGCGACACCATCCTCATCGGGTTCGCCCACAACCTCACCGACGACGACATCGAGGCGATGGACGAGAACTTCAAGCCCCTGGTTGAACAGGGCATCAAGATCGGCTTCCTCGACCAGGTGACGTCGATGGTCGTTATCCGGCCGGAGGGAGAGCGATGACCGATCGCTGCGAGGCCCGCTACATCGAAGACGGCTGGGTCGACATGCTCCGCTGCGAGAAGAAGCCGCACGAGAATGGGTATCACCACGCGGGCGGTACCCACTGGACTGACGGGCTCGCCATCTGGCCGAAGGGCGCCGACCTGAAGATCGGGGCCGCGTCGGAGAAGCAGGTCGGCGGGGAGCACTACCGCGGGACCGCGATCCAGCCGTGGGACATCATCGACGATCACGGCCTGGACTACTACCGCGGGAACGCACTGAAGTACCTGCTCCGTGCGGGCAAGAAGGGGTCGGCCGTGCAAGACTTGCGGAAGGCTATCCACTACATCGAGAAGTGCATAGAAAAGGAGGGCTGATGTCCTACTTCGGCAGGACGCCCAAGAAGCCCGGCCAGCTCGGGGTGTCGGGCGCCGGACGTACCCTGGCCGGATTCGGTCCGGCTTCCGGCGGCCCGCAGGCGGGAACCCTCCGCCACGCCCTTCGCGTGGTCTCACGGGGCCGCGTGGAGCGTCCTGGCGTTCCGGCCCGGCAGGCCCGTGCGGCTTTCCAGGGTCGGACGACCCGGTCAGCGAGGGCCGCACGATGACGCTGACCGGACCTCAGAAGTACCCGGGCGCCGACCAGTCGCTGTTCTTCGGGAACACCTATACGGGCTCCCCGATGGAGGTGAACGTCTGCGTCTGGCACACCACCGAAGGCCGGACCGTCACCTCGTACAACGGTGGCGCCGTCGCCCCGACGCTCACCGCAGCGCCCGACATGACCGCCCAGAAGCTGCGGTGGTACCAGCACTACGACATCGACCGGTCGGCCCGCGCCCTCGTCAACAGCCCGGGTGGCGTCGAGACCAACACCAACAACGCCTGCCAGATCGAGCTGGTCGGCACCTGCGACCCGGCGACCCGCGACTCCTGGATCCGGGAAGGCCGGACCGGTGAGTTCATCTACTGGCCGGACGCGCCGGACTGGGCGTTGCAAGGTGTCGCCGACTTCGTGAACTGGCTGCACGACAATCACGGTGTGGCGATCCGTTCGACGGTGACCTGGAAGGCCTATCCCGGCTCGTACGGCACGAACAACGGTGTCCGGCTGTCGGGTGCCGAGTGGAATGCGTACTACGGCCACCTCGGCCACGAGCACGTCACCGAGAATCTGCACGGCGACCCCGGCGACATGGACTTCGCCCGGGTCATTCAACTCGCAACAGGAAGTGGAGTAGACGTGGCTCTGACCACCGACGACATCAAGAAGATCTTCGGCACGGACGGCGTCGTCAAGTCGCCGGACAGCGACCTCCCCGCGGAGACCAACAAGTTCTGGTCGCTGGAGTCGTACCTGTACTACGGCTACCGGACGGCCCGTGACGCCCGGACGGATGTGGCTGCGGTCAAGGGTGCCGTGGCCGATCTGTCCAAGAAGGTCGACGGTCTCGCGACCGGCGGCGTGGACCTGGACGCCCTCGCCAAGAAGGTCGCCGATCTCCTGGCGGCTCGCCTCAAGGACTGACAGGTTTGAACTCCGGAGCCCCTGGGTAATTACATATTACCTGGGGGCTTCCCCATCTCATTACCCGGAGGTAACATGGCGAAGCAGGAGCAGGTCCAGAAGCAGAAGCAGCAGGTCAAGGCCCAGGAGGAGCAGGCCGAAACCGTCAAGGACGTCACCAACACCGAGCTCGCCGACTCCACCGACCAGACCCTCGCCTCGATCGACGACGTCCTCGACGAGCAGATCGACGAAGAGCTTCTCGCCGACATCGACGACCTCCTCGAAGAGAACGCCCAGGACTTCGTCGCCCAGTTCGTACAGGCTGGCGGGGAGTGAGATGAATCCCGAAGCCGTCGAGTGGCTCGAAGCACTCACCCTCGAAGAGCGCGGCAACTACTTCACCGCGCCGATCGGCCTGATGGGCAGCCTGTACACCCTGAAGGTCGACCATGAGTTCACCAACGGGTCTGGTGACTGCTGGATCTGCGTGGCCGCCCGCAGGTACGGAGAGCTGGTGATCATCTGATGCTGAAGCACGCGGTGGCCGCCCAGCAGCGAGGCTTCGGGATCTTTCCCGTCGCCCGCAACGCGAAGGTCCCTCACCCCGCCGCCGGACAGTGGGGGCTCACCGCCACCAACGACATCAACGCCATCGTCCACTTCTGGACGAACGTCGACCCCCACGCCAACATCGGCGTCGCCTGCAAGCCGTCCCAGCTTCTCGTCATCGACCTCGACGTCGCCAAAGAGGACTTCCAGCTCCGCGATACCGAATGGGCGCATCTCCACGACGCATACGGCCCGCGGGTCAACGGCGAGGAAGTCTTCGACGAGATGACGTACAAGCTGGGCGGGGACGCTCCGTCCGATCTGATGACATATTCGGTCCGCACCCGATCCGGCGGTCTCCACCTCTACTACCGGTGGCCCGCCCACTGGCCCCGCATCTCCCAGGCGTCCCCCGTCAAGGGGATCGTGGATGTCCGGGGGAACGGCGGCCAGTATGGGGGCTATGTCCTCGCGGCCGGTTCGGTCGTCGAAGGCGCGGCCTACTTCGCCGGTCACGAGATGGCCCCGGCCCTGCCTCCCCAGTGGATCCGCCTCCTCGTCGCCGAGAAGCCCCAGCAGCCGAGGATCGTACGGCCGAAGGGCCTGATGCAGCCCGGCGCCATCTCCAACTCGGGCCTGGTCGCGTCCGTTCAGAACGCCGGTGAGGGCAACAGGAACAACGCCCTCGTGTGGGCGGCGCGCACCATGTGCGAGGAGGGCGCTACCGTGGAGTCGGCGATCGACACCCTCGGCCCGGCAGCAGAGTCCGCGGGTCTCGGCCCTATGGAGATCGAGCGGACTATCCAGTCGGCGTTCCGCACCCAGCGATACAAGGACGGCTCATGATCAGTAGCAAGATGCACGGAATCCTGCTCAAGGTAGCCGACAGGAAGGTCCACATACCGCTGGACGTGACCCTGTCGTTCGACGAGGACTACGACCCCCTCGCCGTTCAGATGATCATCGAGAAGGAGGAGGACGACGACGTCGTCTGGATGCTCTCCTACGAGCTCCTCGCCCGGGGGGCGCTGAGCATCGAGGCTCAGGGTGACGGCGACGTCAAGGTGAAGGCCTCCGGAACGGGCGCCCTCCTCGTCTGCCTGAACAACAGGGAAGGGCACGCCGACCTGGCGCTCCCCCTCGACCGGGTCATCGGGTTCATGGACGAAGCCGCCCACGCGTACTCCGTGGTCGATCCGGAGGGAAGCCACCTCGACGACCTCATCGACATCGAGCTCCGCGAACTCCTGGAGGAAGAGGCATGAGCGTGTACAGCCAGATCCATCGCAAGATCCGTGACCACCAGGAAGGGTGCGACCTCGAGCTCGACGGCGCTGACCTACGCCTGATGAAACTGTCCGAGGAGGTCGGCGAGGTCATGGAGGCCTTCATCGGGCAGGCAGGCGCCAACAAGCGGAAGGGCTTCAGCCACACCGAGCTGGACGTGGCCAACGAGCTGTGCGACGTCGTCATCACCGCGATGGTCGCCCTGCACGACTGGGTCGAGGACCCGGAAGCCTACCTGGAGTCGAAGATCGCCGCCCTGAGGGCGCGCGTCGAACTGGAGGGATCATGATGAACTGGTACCAGGCAGCAGAAACGTCCACGAGCGTCGGAGGCGGCGGAGTCGGCCTCATCATCATCGTCGCCCTCATCCTGCTCTTCGGCGGGACGTCCGGCGGGGGGCGGGGACGTTGAGCGAGTACCAGCCGCAGCCCGGAGACATCGGACTGTGCAAGATCACCGGCGCCGGAGGTAAGGCCATCCGGTTCGCCCAGTGGCTCAACGGTGACGGCTACGCCGACTACGAGCACGCCTTCGTCTACACCGGCGGTGGCGAGATCGTCGAGGCCATGCCGGGCGGGGCCGTGCGCGTCGAGAACTGGCACCCCGACGCCGTCTACCTCCGCTGCCCCGACCGGTATCGGGACGAGGTCGCCGGATGTGCCCGGCTGCTCGTCGGGAGGCCGTACTCCTTCGCCGACTACGCCGCGATCGCCGCCCACCGGCTGCACATTCCGGCCCCCCACCTGCGGCGTTATATCGCCACGAGCAAGCACATGATCTGCTCGCAGTTGGCGGACTACGCCGCCGAGGCCGGAGGGTGGGAGATCTTCCAGGACGGGCGCTGGCCCGGAGACGTCACCCCCGGCGACCTGTACCGGGAGTACCTGCGGCAGCCCTCCGCCTGACAGACAGAACGAAGCCCCTCAGCGGCCCTAAACGCTGAGGGGCTTCTCTGTGCTGTGCTACCCATCCCGAAGGGCCCGAGGCACCGGTCTCTTCTGTCCCACCGCCGATCATAGCACCTACCGGCAGGGATACCCCACCGGGGGAACCCACACGTTGCCGACAGCCCCCGTAGCCGGGGCGTACGACAACGGAGAGATCACCGTGTCGGCGGCCGTCTCGTTACGGGTACCCAGCCACAGGTCGACGATCTGATACGGCTGGCCGTCGAGGACGGTGACCGTCCGCGGTTGCCCCCCGCACGAATTGGGGCTGAAGATCCGGCGGCCCCACACCGGTGCACCCCAGCCGACATTGGCGGGAACCGTCCAGCCCGAGTACAGCGACGGCGACACGGCGTACCCGGTGGGCGTGCCCGCGCAGTAGCCGCAGCCCTGGTCGGAGTAGGTGAGGACGTACTGCTGGGCGACTGGATCCCACCATCCGCCGGGCCCCTCGGCTCCCGTGATACCGGCCACCGTGGTGGTGCCGACGCCGGTGTTGCCGCCGGTTCCCGACCAGTTGAGTTCCTGGATCGAAAGCCCGGTGTTGCTGGCCCGGGTGCAGACGATCGCCGGACGGCCCCCCTGGCCCGAGTCGATGATCCCGAAGTCGCCATTGGCCGCACAGACGTCCAGGGCGGGCTTCGTGTAGGAACCCGACGGGGCGCCCGCCGTAGGCCCACAGGGACCTGCTGGGCCGTTGCAGCCCATCGAGTTGTAGGCGTTCGAGGCGCCCAGAGTGTACTGGCGCGGCGCGTTGAACCACAGAATGAACACCCCGTCGTCGTTGCCCCAGCCCGACCGCTGGATCATCCGCGGGTTGAAACACCCCTGGCCGGTGCCACCACACGTCGACTGCCACGTCTGGTTGAGCGAAGGATCCGTCGACGACGGGGCGAACAGGGCCTTCGGGGCCGTCCACGGGCCGTCGAGGCCGGGTGCCGTCGACACACCGAATCCGCACCAGGGCGTGTTCGCGATGTACCACTCGTAGCCGCACCCGTACATCGAGCCGTACATGTAGTACGTGTCGCCGAACTTCTTGACCGTCGTATCGTGCAGGTCGACACCGGCGACGGTCACCGGGGCCGACGGGGTGGCGGTACCCGAGGCGGGGCCCACGCCCAGCAGTAGCAGGACAGAAGCCAGCAAGGCCACCAGGTAGCGGTTCACTGGACGCTCTCCAGGATGATGATGCGGTAGTCGGCGGTCAGGGTGGACGCGGCGTTCACGCGGTGCTTCGACGTCACCGTGAGAGTTTCACCGGCGACGAGGCCTGTCAGGCGCTTCTGGAGCGTCAGGCTGAAGTTGTTCGTGTTGGTGACAATGACCGCCGCCGTTGTCGACGCCGAGTAGACGGAACCGGACACCGAGCCGGAAGCGTCGAACGACGTGATGCTGTTGTTCGTGGTCGAGTTGCGCTGCGTACACCGGATCGTCACCAGGACGGTCCCGGAGAAAGGCACCGTCACCGAGGCGGAGAAAGCGCCGCCCGACAGGTCGGTGAACGTCGTCGACGTCGTCGTGCGGCCCGCGGTGGTGTCTTCCTGCTCGGTCGAGTACTCGTTCAGTTTGGTCGCCGTAATGCGGTTACCGGCCAGCCAGATTGCCACAGTTCACTCCTCAGATTCCAGGTACGGCCGGGGTTGCCAGCGCGATCGCCGCGCCAGCCGAATGCGCTTTGACCACGCTGTTGATGGAGCGCGCTATCACGAACGTCTGCGGATTGACCAGATCGAAGTTGTCGAACTGGAAGATGGCGTTCGCGTTGGTGTTACCGGCGTTCCGTACCGACTTGACGCCCACACTACCGGCTGCGGTCAGGGCGGAGTCGGTGACCTCTATGTTCCAGTTCATCGGCTCGACCGCCGTGGCGGGCCAGATGCGGGCCTTCAGGGTTGAGCCGGAGATCTGGAACCGGACCCGCATGTACGTTCCGGCGACGTGCGTGAAAGCCGTAGCGAACGACCCGAGCTGGGTTTCGACGGCGGCGACCCTCTTGCGGACCGTCAGGTTGATCGCGTTGGCCGTGGTGAACTCGACGCGGGCCTCGTACAGGTTGTCGATGTCCGCGTAGCGCAGGAGGGCCCCCGCGAACTGCGACGCCCCCGTCGACAGGGCGGCCGTCGTGATGTCGGCATACAGGTCGCCGTCGGCGTGAGGGGCCGTCGTGGTCGAATGATGACCTACCGACGCGGCCGGATGGGTGTGACGCCCGAAGCCGGTGAGGACGTCGTAGTCGGCGGCCGTACCGTTGTTCGACCAGGTGTTGCCCGAGTCGGACAGCGTCCACGTATCGGTGTCGGTCCGCCCGAAGTTGTCGTATACCGCCGACGCCTTCAGCCGGCTGAACCGCACCGCCCACGCGTAATAGATGTCCGTGGTGGCGGGCGTTCCCGTCTGAATGACCCGCACGGCGGCCTTGCCCGCGGTAGCCGGAGCGGTGAACGTCGCCTTGACGAACAGCCACTGCTGGGCGGTGAGGGCCGTCGAGGTGGTCGACGAGGTGCTGATGAAAGCCCCCGCGTTCGTGTACCAGTCGATGGCCGGGGTCACGCCGGACGCCCAGCCGGTAGGGCTGTACAGCCACGCCGAGGCGACGTAGTCGGCCCCCCGCGTCACCGTGTCGTTGGCTGTCGTCGCGGAGAAAGCCTCCGCGGTGGTGAACCCGCCAGTGGGTGTGATCTTCAGCGAGCCGACGGCCGCCGGATGCGGATTGACGAACGCCGTCGAGCCGACGACCGACGAGTGGAGGCCCGTCCAGCCGGTGGCGTCGACGTCGAAGAACGGGTTGGAGTTGACGAGCCCGCCCGGCGCCGTCACCCGCACGATCTCCCCGTCGGTCTTCAGATCGTAAGGAGTGTCGTACGGGTCGGACGTCCACACCGGCCCCGTCCGGTTCGTGAGGATCCCCGCGGTGGTCGAGCTGGTCGTCAGGGACGCGGTGAGCGTGGAGCCGTCGGTGTCCGCCCACGCGAACTGCTCGGGCTGGAAGCCTTTGTTGTCGTATCCGGCGAAACCGGTATCCCAGGGCTCCGCCGGGGACATGACGTAGATGATCTGCCACGTGAACTGGTCGATGATCTCGCGGTAGCCCTCGACGCGGAGCTTCACCGTGGACGTACCGGCAAGGTCGAGCGGCACATTCGTGACCGTGATGACGTCGCCCACGTAGACGCGGCAGAACGTGTTGACGAGAGCCGTCTTCTTCTCCAGCCGGACCGTCAGCTCACCGAACCGCGCCCCCTCGAAAGTTCCCAGGTGAACAGCCCAGCCCGCCACATCACCGGCCTGCGCTTCGTATGCCACGTTGAACGTGTCGCCGGTCTCGTAGCGCCCCGCACCGGCGGGAGGGGACGAAGTCGAAAGGCGGCCCGAGGTTTCCTCGTAGCGCATAGCGCCGCCGTCGCGCCTGGTCGCCGTGAAATCGTTCACGAGGATGTCGTCGTCGTACACCGGCTCGAAAGGCTCCACGATGGGCGCCGAAGCCCCGTCGGTGTACGTCAGTGTGATGACCGGCTTCTGCGAGGAAAGCGAATCCGGAGTCCGGTAGTAAAGCCCGCTGCGGTCCCGGGATTCGGCGAAAATGCCATACTCGGTGGCCTCGACATCCCGCATGAGGGTGACGATATCCGATTCCCCCTGGCCGCCCTGCTGCGTGGTCGAAATGCCCGACTGGTGGAAGGGGAGGCCCTCCTCCGCGGTGAGGCGGGCCAGACGGTCTGTAGCGGTTTCCCGGTACCAGTTCTGGATAGCTCCAGCCGTGTTCGTGTAGGCGGCCAGGCTGTCGGCGATCGTGAGCTGCCCGATGGCCATGCCGGAGGCGTCGCCACCCCCGCCCAGCTTGATGCCGTTGACGCGCCCGAACGTGAAACCGGCCACCGTGCTGCCGACAACGAGGGTGGAAAGGGTTGCGACGTCCTTCGTGACGACATTAGCGGTGATATCGGGGCCACTCTGCGTGAATTCCAGGATCAGCATCCGGCGGGCTCCGTTGAGGGCGAACACCAGGACGCCCGTCGTAAAGATCTGCGTTCCTGTCGCGTCGAACGCCCGCAACTCCAGGTTGCCCGCCGTGTCGAGGATGAGCCTCCACTGTCCGGCGGTTCCCGTCGTCGGAATAGAAACGATCTGCTGGCTGGTCGCCACCCCGGTAGCGGGAGGGGCGATAAAGAACCGGATGGAAGTCTGGCCCGTCACCGTATACACGGGCGCTTCCGCCCATGTGTAGCCGGTGTTGAAAGTGGGAATCGGCGCGGAGGCTGCCCAGAGAGAATACGACGAAAGGTCGACATCGCCGACGACCGTCATCGCCTCCGCCCCGTCTATGGGCGTGGAGATCTGGGTGGCGTCGGTGCCGTCCTCCATCGGCCAGTACCCGATGATGTTCGTCCTCGTCGGGGAAGTCAGGTCGCGGTACATCGCCGACTTCAGCACCGAGTCGGCCTTGTCGAGCCTGCGCAGTATGCCGCCCGCTTCGACTTCGACGTACTTGAACGACCTCTGATGCCTTCCCGGCTTCCACGAGGCGGCTTCCCCGCTGAAACGGATCTTCCGGTTGGTGATCTCCGCCGATCCCGACTTCGTCCACGTCCGGCCAGCCGCATCGGCGAACGAGGTGGCGCCATCGGCCTGAATGGTGAAGTCGGGGTTCGCGACGGCGGAACCGCCGATCCCGCTGCGGACCTCCGCCTTGTGGATGACGCCCACCGCGAAGGGCAGGAAGCTGAACACCGTGGCGTCGCCCACCTTGAGCGCTGCCGTCGAGTTGGCGATGGACGTCGTTCCCGCCGTGGTTACAGCGGCGCCGACCTGCTCCCAGTCCCCGGTGATCGAGTCCGCCCGATAGAACGTGACAGTCTTACCGGCGGCGCCGTTGTCGACGTCGAGGGTCACCCGGACGGCCATCCTGGGCGAAGAGCCGGGGAGGTGCAGGGTGTCGGTTGCCGTCGCCGACAGGACCGTCGTGCCGTCGTTCGACCATTCGAAGTACAGCTTCCCGCCGCGGGTGCCCAGGAACCAGGACCGGTTGGGGCTTACGTCGTACTTCCCGATCAGTTCGACTGTCGGATTCGTCGCCGTGGGAGACGTGGACGCCGACCAGTTCCATAGCGAAGCCTCGAGCCGGACGTCGATGTCGCCCACGATGTCCAGGGCCGCATTGTCCGGGGTGGAGGCGCCCCCCGTGGAGTCCTCGGGGAGGAGGAGACCGACCTCGCCGGACTTGACCGATACCCGGATCGCCGTATTGCGCTCGATGTTCGGGTAGTAGATTCCCTGCGGGTTGCCCGGCGTGTAGTCCCCGTTGGTGTTGAGCAGGCGGAAAGAGCACGTCCCGGCGTCGGCCCGGCTTCCCTGGTTTCCGGCGCCCAGCTGAAGGCTGATCTTGTCCTCGTACAGGACGTCGCCGGAAATGTCAGTCCAGTTCGTTCCGTCCATCTTGGCTTCGACGCGCGCATCGAATGTGGCCATCTCGGTTAAGCCCTTCCCATGACAGCGAGCTGTACGTTACCGCCGTTGCGCTTCACGGCCCGCCGCAGGAGCTCCACGACCAGGTCGGCGGCAGCTCCCCCGTCCGACCTGAGCTCGATCACGGACGTTCCCCCGCCAGCGCCACCCCGGTCATTCTGCATGTTGCGCGTCGCGTTGGCCGACCTCACGTGGGAGCCTGGGGGCAGCCTGACAAGCTCCGGACCGGCCTCGCCCACCATGACCTCACGGGCCTGCCGGGAAGCCCGCGAGAGGCCTCCCATGGCCATGCCGACCACACCCCCGGAGGCGTACCGGCCGCCCTCGTGGGCCACCGTGCCGCCACCGGAGACGTGCGTGGTCACGATGTACGTGGCGACGGTCTTCCCGTTCAGGGCGTTCAACTGAGCCCGGGCCGAAGCGATCTTCTTCTGGAGATCCGAGATGTCACCGCGGATGGCCGACTGCGACTTCCTGTGACTCTGGTCGGCCAGCAGTCGCCTCGCCCGGGCGATCTTCCGCTCCAGGTCCGAGATGTCGGCCTTCAGGGCGGCCTTCGCCTTCGCCTTCGTGGTCGTCGCCAACTGCTGTCGTGCCGTGGCCAGCTTCGCCGTCCACTCCTGGATTTCCATCTTCAGCTTCTGCTGGGCCTTCGCCGACAGCGTCGCCTTCAGATCCGCACGGGCCTGCTCAAGGTCCTTCGTGTACTGGCCGATGTCGACCTGGAGCTTCCGCTTCTTGTTTGCCTCGTCCATGCGCTTGCCCCAGTTGACGGCGTTGTTGCCCATGTCCGTGAGGCTGCTGTTGATCCCGGCCGCCCAGTCCTTGAAGCCCTGGTTGGCCTTCTTCAGCTTGCCGCCCAGACCGGGAATCCAGCCGAACGCCTTCGTGAACCCGTCCAGGGCCGATGTCGCCAGGAAGAGGATCGCGGCGAGGAGCGGCCGGACCCCGTACAGGATGAGATAGCCGAACCCGGCGGTGATCACCCGCAGCGAGATCACCCACGCGTTCGCGAAGAAGTTGATGATGTCGATCGCCGTCGTGATCAGGCTGAGGATCCCGGTGAACGCCATCGCGATCTCACCGCTGTGGTCGCGGACCGTCCGGCCCAGCGCACCGAAAGCGTCGCCCATACCCTGCATCATCTGGTCCCACTCCGGGCCCAGGGCCAGCAGGAATGCGTCGAAACCTTCCATCATCGGCGCGAACGCGCGCTTCCCGAAGTCCTTCAACGACTGGGCGAAGTGGTCCAGGAAGTCCTGCACCGGGCCGGAAGCCCCGCGCATCGCCTCCTTGAACGGGCCGACGAAAGAGCTCGACATCTGGCGCAGGAGGCCGATGCCGTGGATGATGACCGGCTCGAAGGCCTGGCCTGCGGACGCCCACTCGGCCTTGACGTCGGTGACCATCCTCGACCAGGCCGACTTGACCGCCGGGGCCTTCGACGCGATGAACCCGGCGATACCCACGAAGGCGGCACCGAACGCGAACACGAGAACACCGGCCAGAGCAGCACCGATCATGGAGAGGGCCACGAACGCGGCGGGGACGAGGATCGAGATGAGGAGCGGCCCGAGAGCCTTGAACACCGACTTCATGGTCGTGATGAACCCGCCACGGATCGAGGCGGTGATGACCGAACCGATGCGGGAGGCGATACCGCGGACCGCGGAGAACACCGTCGAGAACACGCTGCGGATGCCACGCCCAGCAGCCCGGACGCCCGTCGTGAGGCCCCGGCCGACGACTCCGGCCACACCTCGCAAGCCGCCGGAGAACGTACGCCGGAGCAGCCCCGGCACCCCGCGGACGCCAGCGACGAACGCGTGGCCGACACGCCCCGGGAGGCCGGAGATACCGCCGGAGAAGAGAGAGCGGATGCGGGCGCCGACAGGGCGGAGACCCTTCAGGATCTTCTCACCCAGGGACTCACCGCCGGGGACGACGAACGAACGGCCCAGCCTCGACGCGCGTGCGTTGATAGCTCGGAATGCGCGAGCGGTCTCGTCGCGCGCGGTAATAACGAGGTTTACGCGGGCCATTCCCCATCCTCCTCAATCTCTTCAGGCTCCTCCCTCTCGGGATGGCCCTTCTGGTGAATCGCAAGAAGCCGCAGAATCGACGCGTCCTCCTGATAAAGCTGCGACGGAAGGCAGTGGAATCTCTCGCACAAACCGATAACGAGATCCGCCTCCGCCAGTTCCGGCGGGATCCTTACAATGCTTCCATCGTCACGGGTTGCCCCGGGAACTGCGGACCACTCGAAGAGCCTTTTCCCAGATCGTCCGAAATCCCGGTCATGCAGTCGAGCCACGCCATAATGACGTCCATGACGAACTCGAAGTCCTGGTCGGCCAGCCCCTCGGCGTTCGCGGGAACCGGCTGGTCGTTCTCGTCCTCCAGGTTCCACGACACGATGCCGTTCTCGACCGACACCAGCAGCTCCTCGAAGTTCTCGTCGGAGGCGTCCTCGGTGGCGGAGATCAACTTGCGGACCTTGCCGAAGCTGATCGACTTCATGCGGATCTCAAGACCCTTGTACAGCGGGTTCTTGAACTCCAGGGTGTAGATCGTCGGAACCTTGCGGAAACCCATTGCGTGTGCCTCTCAGAAGTCTCGGGTCCGGTTACGGAGAATGCGCTCCCCGATATCGGCGATGTGCCGCTCCAGCATAGTCGTGACCTTGCGGAACGTGTGGTAGCCCTTGAAGCGGGTCGTGACGTTGCGCGAACCCACGCCCTCCAGCCACGGGCCGTACACCGGACCGGCCTGCCCGCCGTCCCCGATCTCCAGCCCCCCCATGGAGTTGGAGATGTGGACGCGGGACTCGTAGTAGCCGGTCGGCAGCTTGAACGAAGCATGGAACAGCCGGTTGATCTGATCCTGCGCCCAGTCCGCCGCATCGTGTTCGATCTCGTCGTCGATCTCGTTCATGATGCGCGCGGCGTCAGCCCCGTGGGCACGGAACAGCGCCCCGTGAGCCGTCTCGCGGATGTGGATGCGGATCAGATCAGCCATGACTACGACCAGGTCGGGACGGCGCCGTCGGCCAGCACGGCCGGAGACGTCCAGGTGAGCTCGCCGGAGTCGGCGCGGGTGACGTTGTAGTCGGTGATGATGCACTCGTTGTTCAGGGACTGGGCGAGCACGGTCATCGTGATCGAACGCAGCACCGAGGACGAGGACACCGTCTTCAGGACGGCGTGCGACGACGTGGTGGCCGTCGGGTTGTACACACCGTTCAGGGTGATGGAGAAGTCGGCCAGCAGGAGAAGCCGCTCGAAAGCGGACTTGTCGATGCCGGTGATCTCCTGCACGGCCCGCGGGGTCGCGAACTCGAAGTTGGTGATGTCGTTGCGGATGTCGCGCGGGGTGCCGCCGGAGTCGTCCACCGACAGCGTGGTCCACGCGAGGCCAGAACTCTTGGCCATTGGTTATCCCTTCTCTTTCGCCGTAGCGATGCGGTCCTGGTTTTCGGCGAATTCCTCGACCCAAAACTCCGGGCGCTTATGGACCCTCGTCGGTGTCTTCAGAGGGTTTCCCCGGTTGTCGCCCCCACGAATGGAGAAGACCTCCGGGAGATCGTTGCGCACCTTGTGCTGCTCGAAGCAGTCCTGATTCGGCGCGAATATCAGGGTGACCATTCCCTCGGGGGTCTGGCTTTCGATCGTGTACTTCCGGCCGGACTGGTGCTTGATGTAGTGCGCCTGCTTCTGGCCGAGGGCCGACGCCAGGTCGAGGACCATCTTCCAGCCATTGGCGTAGGCGGCGCACTCGACGTCCTCGCAGGAGATCGGGACGAGGCCGCCCTTCGGGGCGCGGATCTGGAACGTCTGGTACGCCCTCGCCGGGCCGTGGAGGGTGGGATGCTCTGTCTTGCGGCCGAACATCAGATCACCCTCAGGTTCTCGTTGCGGGTGAAGGTGACGGCGAACGAGCACTGCGAGAACGTGCCGGTCGTGATGACCCGGACGTACTGGCGGACGGTGGCCGTCGCCGAGGAGGACTGGATCCGCTCGAAGGTGGGCGCCGCCGACACGACGGTGAACGCGCCGTCCGTCAGGTTCGCGAACGACACGTTGTCCGCCGAGTCCTGGAGCTGGATCGTCACCGACGTGCCGGTGAACGAGAACACCTGAAGGTAGGCCTCGAAGCCGAACGCGGCCGACGTGGGGTTCGCGGCGGTGGCGTAGTTGACGCCGGTGCCGTTCGTCGCGACCGTGTCGGAACGCTTCCCCGCGGTGAGCTGGTTACCCCAGTCGCCGCCGAAACCGTTCGACTGGCAGGACACGCCGAACATGAACGATCCGTCGTCGGCGCGGGTGCCGTCGTAGTTGAGCTGCTTGCCGACCATGGAGAACGCCTCGTTGCCGAGGGTCGTCCCGTGCAGGTACATGAGCTGGGTGTCGGTCAGCGGCAGGGTGCGGAGCTTCTCGTGGGAGGCGCCGACCGCCGGGTCGAAGTACGCCGTGAACTCGGCGGAGGCGTCACGCAGCCCGAAGATGCGGGCCTCGGCGGACTGGGTGATCGCCGTTCCGGGCAGCGTGGCCCTGGGCGTCGAGATGTTGTTGATCTGGGAGACGTTCGCACCGATGTCGTAGCCACCGATGAAAAGCTGATCTCCGAGTCCGGATTCCTTGGCCATGTCCTACCTCCTCACGCGGCCTGGGGCCACGCGTCTGCGACGATGCACGGCACGGTGATCGTGATCACTCGGTACACCATGTTGTCGATGTTGATGTAACCCGACTGGCTGAACAGCGGGTGTCCTTGCGTGATGCCCATCAGGTCGACGTACTCGACGAGGCCGCCCAGCGTGAAGTCGCCGGAGTACGCCTCGAACAGGGCGTCGGTCGCGATCATCACCGAGGGGTCGATCATGTCCTGCGGGTTCTGGAGCATGTTGGTGTACACCCGGACGTTGAACGTGACCCGGGCGGTCGTCGCGACCAGGCCCGACTGGCCCTTCGCTGGTTCGATTTTGTCGATCCACACGGCGGCCGTCAGACCCCGGCCCGGCTTGTTCTTCGGCTCGTGCTGGTTGACCCGGTCGAAGTAGCCCGAGGACATGGCATGGTCGGCCAGGGCGTCGATGAGAGCCTGCGACTTGATCGCCATCTATACGGCCCTCTTCCTGAACTTCCGCTTGTACCGGCGGGCGCAGGACTTCCGGAGGTCGGTCAGGCCGCGACCGGCCACCACCTCGGTGCCGGAAGAGTCGCGTTCGGCCTCGTCGGAGTAGACGCGGGCCCCGTAGGCAGAGAACTCCTGCTCCAGGCGGGTGATGGCCTCACCGCGGCACAGGTCCCGGACGAGCGGCGGCACATCCCACTTCGTGACGGTCGCCCCGTTGCTGTGAGAGGCCCCCACGGTGCCCAGGGCGCCCCTCTCGACGGTCAGCGCCCGATAGGCGTACAGGGTGGCCCCGATGTTGTGGGCGGCCAGCACAGAGCCGTCCCAGGCCCTCACGACGGTCAGGTCGGTGCCGTTGTTCTCGACGATCCGCATCCGCTCCGAATCGATCAGCAGAATCTCGCCCACAGAGAAACCGAGAGAGATACCGGCGATCGTCACGTTGTTCTTCTGGGCGGTCAGCGCCGTCCCCAGGTTCACTCCGGTAGTGAGCGCGGAACGCCCCGTGACGAGCATCTGCTCGCTGTCTACGGTCAGAACAGAGCCGACCCCGACCAGGGAGCTGTCGGAGACATTCAAGGCCGTCACAGCGCTGTTCACGGCCCCCGCAAGGGTCCCGGCAGGCTTCTGGTCGTTGTTGATGCCCCAGACGCCGGAGACGGCGATCGCGCGCTGGAAGGAGGCCGCCGACCCGAAGGCGGCGGTCGTGCCGAGGTTCACCTCGATGTACGTGTAAGGGGGGCCGGAGTTGACGGGCTCCAGGAAGTACTGGCCAGCCGTCAGGGCCACGGTGCCCGCCGTCAGGGAAGTCACTGACACGAGCTCGTTCTCGTCCAGCCACAGGCGCCAGGCCTCGGTGTACGAACGGTCGGGGAAGTCGAAGTAGCGGGTCGCGGTGCGCGGCGCCAGGCCGTGCTTGTGCCGGTTGAGCCAGCCATCGATGTCGTCGGACGCGCTGGCGATAGCGCTGTCGATCTGCGCGGAGCGGTGCGAAGCCTCCCTCGTATCGAAGGCGTCCATCACCTCTTCCCTGGTGCAATAGAAGACCCTGCTCATGATTCCCTCCGTGAGTGCTTGCCGCACCGACAATCGGCCTCACAGCGGTTACGCCGATTCTGGGCCTGCTCAGCACGAGACGCCCAGCGGACGTTGCTGGGCTCGTAGTTACCGTCGTTGTCGACACGCTCCAGAGTCAGCCCGTCAGGGCGACGGCCGACGTCGGCCAGGAAGCGCTCGAAGGAATCCCATTCGGGGCAGATCGTGATACCGCGACCGCCGTAGTGGCGGTACGAGGGGTGAGACGGGCGCAGACAGCGGGCGCGCATGTTCTGCCATGCGGCATTCTCGGGGGTACGCCGGGTACGCGTACTCTCGCCGTGACGGACGGCGTTCCGGTTGCCCACCAGCGCGGCTCCGAGAGCACGGCTGTGAGCAGCACTTCTGCTGCGACCCATCTACCTGTCCTTGCTTTCGGGGAACGTGAGGGAATCTAACCCTCGGTTCAGGGGGGATATTCAGTTGTTGACCTTCATAGTAGCCGGTCTAGTAGCTTCCGGGGTACTCGCCCCACGCCGAGGCGTCATCCGGCCAGATCAGACCGTCCCACGGGCAGTAGAGCTGCCCCTCGGGGCCGCCCCTCAATGCGGTGTAGCACTGGGCGCACGAGGTGGGCGGGGTCGTGCGGTCGCGCTCCTCGATGGTCTTCGCTTCGCGCATCAGTCCGACGAGCTGGTACCAGCCCATGTCATCCTCCTTTGGTTGCGGTCCACGCCGACGCGGCGAACGCGACGACCGCGGTGATCGCGGTAGCGGGGAGGCCGTACTTCCACCGTTCGAGCGAACGGAGCCGGTTCTCGTGGTCCGGCATGCTGCTTACCTGCTCCTGGAGTCGTGTCAGCGCGACCAGGCTGATGGCGTTCTGTGCCTCAATCCGGTCGAGCTTGTCCAGGATGCGGTTCTCGTCCATCAGTCCGCCTCCATGAACGTGGCAGAGATCGCTCCACCACCCTTGATGGGGTCCAGGATAGTCGCTCGCCAGTACCGATAAGCTCCGCGTGAAGAGTCAAAGCTGCGGGTCCGGGTGGCATCGATGGCATACGCAGCTATGGGCACCCAGTTGAGGTTGTCCTGCGACGCCTCGACCTGCACAACCCCGCCGGTCACCCCGCCGGACGTGAAGATCACGGCCGAAACATTTTTCTTCGCGACCGTAAAGTCCACACTCAATCCGGTGCCCGTCGAGGCGCCCGTCAGCGAAACCTGCGCCGTCGAAGATGCCATCAGCCCTTCAGCTCCCGCCACACGATCGAAATGTTCCACAGGTGACCGACCGCGCCGACATCCTGCCGCATGACGACACCCTCGCCGGGCCGGATGAGGAACGGGTTGAACCCGGGAGGGGCATCGATCTGCTGAATCTCGCCGATCGTGTCCTTCACCGTGCCCGGCGGGCTGTTGAAGATCGCCCCATCGATACCGGAGATCGTCGGATTGTTGTAGCGGATCTCCGCAGCCGGAGAGAACACCTTCGTGTCGAACGCGCAGATCTCTGACGTCGCCGCCAGGGTTCCGCCCGTCGGCTGCACCGTGATCCGGTAGCCGCGCATCGGGTACGCCGGGGCCGCGACTGTCGCCATGAACGACACGAAGAAGCTGCCCAGCGACATGATCTTCCCGGAGTCCACCGGATTCCACAGAGAGACGAAGTTCTTGACGGCGACCGTCGAGTCCTCCCGCTGCCGGGAGAAGATGTAGAGGGCGGTTGTGTGCGTCGTAGGCATCAGAGGATCCCGTCCACCATGTAGATGTTGATCACTCCGGAGTTCGTGTCCCCCGCGTTGACCACCGTCGGCTGGAGCGTCCCGCCGTGATGCCACCGACGGTAGATCGTCACGCCGGTCAAACCGACCAGCGGAACGGCGTGGGTCGCGACGACGTTCGATAGGTTCCCGCCGATGGTCGCCCCGGCGCCGTTGTCGAAGATCGACACGCCCTCGGCGTCCAGGCAGTCGACGTCATACAGGTCATCCGGCTGGGTGACGCTGATGCCGGGAATGAACTCGACCGCGATGATCGTACCCATTTTGGCCGTGAACACCGAGGTGTTGACCGCTCCGGACGCGTCGGAAACCCAGGTCACCTTGTACAGCGTGACCAGGGACTTCATTTTGATCGCGTTGACCAGAATCACCCCGGCCATGTCACCACTCCGTCAGTCGCGCGTTCCCGTTCGCCGCCGCCCAGATGCCGTCCACGCGGCCCCCGTAGATGACGTTGTCCGGGAAGGTGAAGTACGTGTTGGTCAGCATCTGGACGGTATACGACGTGACCGACGCGGTCGTGCCGAACTTGACGTACAGAGTGGCCGTCGAGTCGTTGAAGATAGTGCGGCCCTTGGCGTTTGCGTTCGCCGCGAACAGGGTGACGCTGGAGGCAGACGAGGCCACGTTGGTCAGCGTGGCCGCCTGCTTACTGATTACCGACATTTTTCCCCCTTCGGGTACGAAGAAGGACCGCCGCCCGGTTCGAGCAACGGTCCTTACAGCGGGTTGGATCAGACGGCGACGATGGACGCGCCGTTGGTGAGCGGGACGTACGTGATGACGATGTCGCACGCGCCGTTGACCGCAGCCGCTCCCACGACGTTCAGAACGCCGGTGGTGACGACGGCATCGAGGTCGATCCGACCGCCGACCAGGAAGGAGCACGCCACGGTGGCCGCTCGGTCCAGGCCGACCACGGAACCGGCGACAGTGTCCGTGGTGCCCAGGTCGGTAGCCGTGACCAGGGTCATGGTGTTACCGGCCGTGGGGACATTGTTCACCGCGACGGTGCCACCGTTGGTTGTGATCGACGTAGTGACCTTGAGGTGGATCGAGGTGACGAGAACCTCGCCGCCAAGGACGTTGAACGCCGGGAGGGTGGCCGCCGACAGCGCGAGCGCCGCCTTCTTGACCCGGAACCCGAGGTCGACGCCGCGAAGCTGGTCGCCCTGGATGATGACAGACATGATTCAGGACCCCCCTACGCGACGATGTTGGACTTCAGGTTGGCGGGCTTCCGCTGAACCAGAAGGTCGTGGATGATGGCGGTCACGGTGCCAGCCGAAGCGGTGGCGACGGCAGAGTCGTACCCGTCGGCGAGCTGCTCCGCGCGGACCGTGACGACGCCGGAGTCGTTGGTGGCGCCACCCAGGGTGAACACGTTGGCCGAGGTGGCCGCAGTGGCCGTCCAGGTGCCGCCGGTGTCCGGACCGACGTTCCACGAAGAACCGAGGTTCGCCGCGCCCGCAGCCTGGGTGCCGATGTTCAGGGCCTGCGAGGAAGCGCCACCGATGGTCTGGGTGAAGGTCAGGGTGGCCGTACCCGTGCCCGGCTGGGCGTGGACGAAGGTCACCGCGGTACCCGCAGTCAGCGGGATGGAAACACCAGAGGCGGTGTAGACCACGTTGAGAACGCGGCCGAGACCGGACTGAGACATGATTCCTGCTTTCCGGTGGGGAGGTTAAGGCCCACCTGGGGTTGGGGCCCGGGGGAGGGAGTTGAAGGCCTCCCCCGGGGTCAAGACTACGGGCGCGTCGCCAGCTTGACGAACGGGCTGAGCGTCGGACCCGAGTTACGCGGGGTGATCGCCGACTGGAGCCACGGGCGGCCGTCGACACGGGTGACGAACTTGTAGCTCGTCTCACCGTTCTGGAAGCGGAAGTGCGGGCTGGACTCGACCGTCATGGCCTGACGGTCACCGATCAGGTAGTAGCTGAAGTCGACGAAGTTGATGTCGCCCGCAGTACCGAGAGCGGACACCTTCTCCGAGATGACGACCGGACGGCCCAGGATCGTGGCCGCAGGGCCCTCGACGCCGTTGTTCAGCCACACCGGGGCGCCGCCCGTACCGACCGAGAGGGCCATGGTGGCCAGCTCGGGGAAGGTGTCGGGAGAGACGACCCAGACGGCCGAGGAGAGGCTCTGGGGGAGCATGCGGGCGTACATCTTCACGATGTTCTCCCACACGATCGTCGCGGTCGCCTGACCGGCTTCGGCAGCCACGGTGACGGCCGCTTCGGCGTTCAGGAAGCCCTTCGGCATACCGGCACCGTTGCCGCGGATGAACGCGTCATCCTCGAACCAGGCCAGCGCCTCGGGGAACGTCGAGCGGATGAACGCCTCGAACGACACCGCGGAGTCCGTGATGAGCTCGTTGGGGACGTTCGCGAACGCCGTCAGCTTCCAGGCCTCCAGCGCGATCCGCCCGAAGGTGGCCGCGACGTCGGTCATGGTGCCCGACTCCGGGGTCCAGAACGCCTGGACGCCGCCGTAGACGTTCGTGGCGTGCGAGGTGTCGTCGACCGTCGGGTACAGGACCCGGGAGGTCTCCATCGGCACGACGCGGGCACGCGGCCGGACGACTCCACGCTCCAGCGACAGCTTCAGAAGCTCGGCACGGAACGCCTCGGGGACGAGGAAACCGCCACCGGAGGGCTCGCCGGAGCTGGCCGCAGCGTTACGGAGCTCGGTGCGCTTGGCGTTGAGCGCCTCGGTGCGGTCGGTGTTGTGCCAAATGTCCTGGAGGAACCCGGACAGACCGTCGTGGTCGGTCGCCTTGAGCTTGGCGCCCTGGGCCTTCGGGTTGTACAGGCTGCGGTCGGAGCCGTTCTTGACGACGGCCTCGACGCCACCCTTCTTGAGCAGGGCCAGGCCTTCGTGGTTCTCGTTCTCGCGCAGGTACTCGGCGAGGACCCGCTGGGTCTCTTCCTTGACCTGACGGCCGACCTCGGCGTCGTTCTTGGCGACGTGACCGGCGTAGGCCTTCACGACGTCGGAGAACTGGCCCTCGGCCATCGCGTTCTGGACCTTGTCCCGGTCTCCGAGCAGCTCTTCGAGCTCGGCCTGGGTGGTGGGGATCTGGATCTTTGCCATTACTTAAGTCCCTCCTTCAGGGAGCTCTTGAAGGCTGCGAAGTCCCAGGTGAACTCGGGCTTCTCGTCCTTCTTGACATTCTCGACCACCGGCTTCGCGGCCGGGGCGTCTTCGGTGACCGGAGCGGGAGCATTGCCCCGACCGGCGTGGTTGTACATCGACAGGTCGAAAGCGTCGGCCTTCTTCGCCTTGCCTTCCACCTCGTCGACCAGACCGGCGTCCAGTGCCTCATCGGCGGAGTACCAGGTCTCTTCGCGCATCCGGTTCCGCCAGAACTCGGTCGTGTTACCGGCCTTGTCGGCGTAGACGGAAGCGATGTTGTCGGAGGTGCGGTCAAGGAGGTCGGCGAGCTTCCGCATGTCTGCGGCGTCACCGGCGGCCATCGTGAAACCCTCGTGGATCATGAGCTGGGCCTTCGGGGCCATGACGACCCGGTCGGCGCCCATGGCGATCACCGAGGCGATGGAAGCGGCCAGGCCGTCGACGTGCACCGTGGTCGAACCCGAGCGGTTCTTCAGGGCCTGATAGATCGCCAGACCGTCGAAGACGTCCCCGCCAGGGGAGTTCAGGTGGATCGCCACGTCGCCGTCGAGGGCGCGCAGCTCGTTGAGGAACGACCCGGAGGTCATTCCGTAGCCGCCGATCTCGTCGTAGATGTAGACCTCGTTGGCGCCAGCCTTGTTCTCGATGCGGTACCAGTCGACCTTGGTGAGGTTCTTGGGCCGCTTCGGCGTCCAGTTGCTGGTACCGGACTTCCAGTCGTCGGGAAGGGCGTCGGTGGCGCCCAGGGCTGCGGCGCGCTTCTTGATGTGCGCCTTCGCTGCCGCCGGATCGCTCGCACGACCGATGGCCCGGATCGCGTTCTCCAGGTCGTCCCTGGTCACGATCGGGAAACTTCCGTCCGGCATGGCCTCACCCGACTTGGCGAGGCGCTGACGCTCCTCCGCGGTGAAGTCCCGGTTCAGGAAGTCCCAGTCGCAGTAGTCCTTCATTTGTTGTTCGCCTCCCTTGCGGGGCTCGGAGTGGCGGGCGGCTGGTTCGGCTTGACCTGGCCATCACCCTGGGAAGGACGCCCAAAGGCGGGCGTCGGAGGCGCGGGCTTCTCCCACTTCATGTCGGGAAGACCCACGACCTTCGCGGCGTCCGCGCCGTCGACACCGGACTCGGTGAGCAGCTTGAACGCCTGCGCCTTCGTGATCCGGTCCTGGGAGTCCGCCTCGCGGTCTTCGGGCACCGGGTCTTCGAAGTCCAGCTCCAGGCCTCTGGCGGTGTCGCCGAAGAGCGGGAGGAGGTAGTTGTTGAGCGCGTACTTCAGCTTGTTGAGGCGAGGCCGCAGCAGGTAGCGCCCGAACATGCGTTCGTTGGCGTCGGCGACCGCTTTGTTGACGTCCTCGGTGGCGCCCGTCATGCCCTTCGGATATCCGAAGGCTTCGAGGATGTCCGTGCGGGACAGATTGGCCAGCTCGGGGAACGCCATGTCTTTCATGGTGTACTTCCGGTCGACCCACTTGCCCTGCTCCAGGATGGCGACCCGGTGGGCGTTGGCCACACCGCGGTGCTGCTCCCTCCAGCGCTGCTCCAGCTCGCGGAACTCGTCGTCATCGAGCCGGTCTTCGATCTCGATGATTCCGCCGGGTTCGGCGGAGTTGAGGAAGAAGTTCCGGTTGTACTCGGAGGCGAGGCGGTTCGCGTCGAGCTTGATCGTCAGCGCCTGGAGGGGGCCGAGACCGCGGTAGATGTCCAACGGGTTGGGGCGGCGGCCCTGGATGACGATCTCCTTGCGGAGGGGCACCATCTCGCCGTCGTCGCCGACGTAGATGTAGCCGGTCAGGGCTTCATACTGGTCGGTGATGATCTTCACCCGGTCGGGGCGCATCGGCCACAGCTCGATCGGACCAGCCGCACGGATCGACCCGAACGCGCACACCCACCAGAACTCGCCGGTGGTGTCGAAGTGCTGGATAGACGTCTCGATGAACTCCATGAAATCCATCACGGAGTTCGGGTTGGACAGCAGGTCGAGGACGGCATGCCGGGTGACCTCGGTGCGGGTTTCCATCTCGCGATAGACCCGGCGCCCGTCGGTCTGCTTCCGGTACAGATGCCAGTTGACCTGGGCGGTCGTCTCGGCCAGCCGGGACACGATGCCGTACGCGGTGGAAACCTCGCCGTACTGCTGCATACCGCGGGTCATCTTCTCGCGGGTGGACGCGCCCCGGCCGCCGAGGATGTTGAAGACCCCGCGCTCGCCTGAGGTGGCGGGGGCGAGGGGGATCGGGGAGCGGTTCAGGAACGTCGCGGAGATGTTCCCCAGAACGCTCACTCAGACCTCCTCTTGTCCTGTTCGTGCGACCAGACCAGCACCCAGCACAGGATGCCCCCGGTCACGAAGCCAGCGGCGGGTACGACAAGCCACGCCCCGTAGGAGATCAGCATAGCCCCTAGCACGGTGATTGCAAGAGTCGAGAGCTTGCGGGCTGCTGATCCCATGGTCACGTAGGCCTGCCGCCTTCGATTCCTGGTCTTCCTCCACCACTGTACCCGACGCGACAGCGGCTTGAGGTCGTCTTTCACGGTGTGCCCCTCAGTAGGTGATGGTGCGGAAGCGGGGACGGGACCGGAGGTCGACCTCGGCGATCATGTAGCGCATCGCGTCCATGCCGTGATCATCCTCCTTGACGGGGCGCTCCTTCGGGGGCTTCCCGTTGTTCTGGGCGAGGGCGGTACCGCGGTCCCAGATGTACCCGACGATCTCCTCCAGGGTGCTGGTCGGCTTCTTCACGTCGATCAGGGCCTGGTCACGCTCCACGACGGCGTCCTCACACAGGAAGATCTTCGGTTTGCCGTCGGCCTCGTTGACCTTCAGGCGTTTCTTCACGGCCTGGATCCCGTCCTCGACGGTCTTCTTGGCGCCCTTCGTCGACATGCCCAGCTCGCGCTCCAGGACGGCCCGGCCCTCCGCGTCGTGGTCACAGATGATCATCCGGGGGCGGGGCTCCTCCTTCAGGTTCATCGCCTTCAGGATCTTCGGCGCCATCTCGTCGACCGTCGTCTTCGTCTGGTACAGCTCCTTGTACAGGTAGAGCCGCCCGTGGTCGTCCTCCGCCCAGAACTGCACGACCATCGGGTTGGTGTACCCGAAGTCGACGGTTACGTAGCGTGTCCACGAGATCGGCGGGCGCCGGATCGCCTTGTGCAGGTGGATCTCCGGATTCCACTCCTCGTAGATCAGGCCCTCGGCGGCACACCAGATGCCCCGGCGCAACCGCTGGAACCGGACCCCGGACAAGGCGTCCAGCTTGCCCATGTAGGCCCGCCCGGACTCGGTGATCTCCCCGGTCAGCGGGTCGAACAAAGTCGGGTTGTCCTCGTGCCGCGACCGGATCATCTGCGTCTTGCCGTTGTCGCAGCGCATCTTCAGCCAGTGAGTCGGCGTCCAGGGGTTCGCGTCGGCCATGAGCTGCTGGAACGACACCTTGCCGTTACGGAGACGGGTCGTCATCGCCTCCCAGTCCTCCTCGGTGAGCTCCGTCGCCTCCTGGGCGTAGATGATGTCGTACTCCGATGACATGATCTTCATCGACTTGTCCATGCCGCCGACCGTGATCGTCGACCCGTTCTTGTACTTGTAGCATGCAGCTTCCTTCGGGGAGCCACCGAACCACTTCATCTCGCCGTTCGCCAGATGATCCACCGCCACATGCTGTTCGAAGGTCACCAGCGCCGTCGACCCCAGAGAAGCCAGGGTCTTCCGCACGATCAACCCCCGCATCCCAGGGTTGAGAAGCGCCATCATGTGCAACTTCTCCAGGCAGGCCCTCGACTTCCCCGTACCGGCAGGCCCCGCGAAGAGCACCTCATCCCCGCGGAACTTGAACAGCTCCACACACGTCCCATGGGGCTGGTACCGGTGCACCGGCCCCCGGGGCTTCAACCTCGCCAGACGCCTGGCCTCAGCCCTCTGGGCGTCACCGCGCGCTACCGCAGCCTCGATCAGCTCGTCCGGGTCGCTCATGTCAGCTCCGAAGGATCGATGCCGACCACCTGGTACGTGACCTGCTGGGTATTGACCTGAACCTGCGTCCGCGCCGGAAGCTGGCCCAGCTCCTCCGCGACAGCCTTCAAGATGCTGACCAGGACTTCCTGGTTCCGCGGGGAGGTGCCCGCCGCCATCTTCTCCGCCGCCTGCTGGTACTCGGCGATCCGGTTCATCTTCTGCGCCACCCACGTCCCCGCATACTCGTCCGCCAGATTGTTGCGGACATCCTCGATCTCCATCCCGTACTTCCGCTTGAAGTTGGAGATCGAGGTCCGGGACACACCGTACTGGTCGCCCAGCGCCTGACCGGTCTTCTCGCCGATCGCCAGATCCCGGATCAGCCGGTGCTTCACCCAGCCGCGCTCCAGATGACCCTTCGTCGCAGGCCGCCCATCACTACGCACCGGAGTCAGCTTCCGCTCCAGCTCGGTCCCGTCGCCGTCACCCTTGGCGACGACTACATCCTTGCTACCAGGCACTTTGCACCACCCATCTGCCAGGTATCCCCTGACGTATCACTTTTACTTTTCGAGCAACTTTGGTAGATCGGACCGTCGCGGGGGCCCGGCCAAAAGGGAGGAAGCGGGGCAGAAGGGGCGAATCGGACATCCCGGGACATAGGGGACCTAGGGGGCATACACCCCACCCAGGGGCATAGGGGGCATACCGGGGCACACCCACCCACACCACCACATAGCAGGGCACACCATGGCATACCCACCCACACCATGACCTACCTACCCACACCCCCACACACCAGGGCATATGGGGCATACCTACCCATACCACCATGCACCCACCCACATGCACCCACACCATGGCATACCACCACACAGTGGTACATAGTGGTAGATAGTGGTACTGAGCGGGGCATACCCTCCCTGACCTGGGCGTACTGGGCATAACGGACATACCTACCCCTACCCACACACACCCCCATGCATGGGGGCATACCGGGATGGGTCGGGCGTTACCGAAGCGTGACCCCACGGGGTTGCGATCATGGTCCCGGGGGTCTAGTATTGAGGTATCACCTCGGGGGAAGCCCCGGGGGAAGCCCCCTCCCGAAAGGTCCCGATCATGAACGAGCACCTCGCGATCACCGTCACGCCCGCAACCGCCGACGACCTTGCCCTGCTCGATTCGCACTTTGCATCCGCGAAGATCGCGTCCAAGTCGATCACCCTCCGTCAGCACGACTCGATCAACCTGACCACCGGCGAGGTCACCCGGAGTGACCGTTCGCGATTCGCGAGTGCAACGTCCAGCAACCGCCCGGACGTCCTCCGCCACCGCTACGGCACCGCGAAGATCACGTACGCGGTCGAGATCGGCCTCCGCGCCAACGACCCCGATGCCTTCCGCGTGGCGATCACCCTGGCGGCCTGCGAGTGGTGCGGCGAGATGGATCACTCGGGTGACGACTGCCCCTGCTGATCTTGACCGGCCGGTCCATGATCCCGGGTGGCAACCGTCACCCAGGGTCATGGGTTTACCGATCAAGGAAGCCCACACCGTCAACCGGAGGTTGTCATGTCGATCACCGATTCCACCACCACCATGATCGCCGGTCAGGACGTCTGGGAGGCCGTCGCCCTGGTGGGCAAGATCGTCCACGTGGAGTGGACGACCGGTCAGTTCAAGGTCCACTCCGTCGAGGGCCCGACCTGGTTCGCGTGCGAGCGTGACGGGGGGACCCTGGTGGACCTGGGCCTGACCGCCGCGTCGTGGCTGTCGGAGCCCCTGGTGACGCTCCTCCCGATGGGTGCCGAGCTGGGTGGGGGTTTCTCTCAGACCTACCCGATCAGCCGGGTCGTCCGGGGTGTGAGCCTGGTCAAGGGCTGGTAGCACGTCAGGTCCTCCCCTCGGAGCGGTTGAGCCGAGCCCCCCGGTCCGTCGGGGGGTTGGGTCCAGTCTCTCAGATGGTTGACAATGATTGGAGTTGGATCATGAACGAGATGGTAGAGATCTTGAAGGCCCGTCGGGTCCTGACCCAAGACCAGGTCGACCGCCGGGAGATCGTCAAGGACATCGAGCGCGGTCCGTTCGGCCACGCTTCCCACCGACACCAGGGAGAGTCCCGATCATGACCAGTTGGAGCAGGCAGGAACGGTTCACGGTCCGGTTGGTGACGTCGTGCGACAACCCCCCGGCAAGTCACCCGAGCATGGGTCCGTACGACACCGGGACCTACGCGCTCACCACGGTCTACCGGGCGTCGTTCAACGACGTCTTGAGGGACCGGGCGGCGTTCAGTCAGCAGTACCAGACCGGCCCGGTCTCCACCTCCACCGTCGGTCCCCGGGACCCGGAGACGGGCTCCCACGAGGCCTACCGGTACGCGTGGGAGCGTCTGACCTCGTGGGGTGGCCGAGTCTCGGACACTATGTGGATCACCAGGGACAAGGGTGGCCGGTCATGATCGAAGTTGTCCGGCGGGGAGCGGTCAGGGGTCTGGCTCTGGGTCTGGCGGTCGTGGCC